TTCAAAGAATTGACAAACATAAATATTAGAAAAGAGTTGTATGAAGCTAGAATAAAAATGATTGAAGAAGAAGTGACGCCCTTTGGTTTTATAAATAATGGAGAAGAAGAAGTATTTTTTACAGACAATTCGGGACAGGTTTGGGAAACTCACAAAACTGATTTTTTATAAATAAATTAAACAAACCCACATCATTATAACAAGGAGAATTCAATGGCTATAAGTCTAACTTCACCAGGCGTTAAAATCACAGAACAAGATTTAGTAACGTCTAATCCACAACCAGTATCAACAACAGGCGCATTTTCTGGCCAATTTACATGGGGTCCAATCGATGCGGTTACTCAAGTAACATCAGAAGCTAATTTAGTGACTAAATTTGGCGAACCAAATGCAACTAATATTGTTGACTTTTTATCGGCTGCAAACTTTTTAGGATATGCATCTCCTTTGTTTGTTGTTCGTGTGGCTAACACTGCTCTAAATGCAACAACAGAATCTACCACAGGCGCTGGTGGAAATGGCGCAGGACAATTAGTTAAAAACGATGATGCATATATTGAAACAGCATCATTCAACGTTGGTCCATTCATTGCAAAATACGCAGGTGAATTAGGAAACGCACTTAGAGTTTCTACTTGCCCTAATGCGACAGCATATTCTAACACATTGACAGGAACATATACTGTAGTAGCAGGTTCTACCACAGTTACTGGTGCAGGCACGGCTGCAAACACAGAATTGCGAGTTGGTGATTTAATTGTTCTTGGTGGACGTACAGCAAAAGTTACAGCACTTACAAATGCAACTTCATTAACAATTGATTCTGCACACTTAACTGGTGCAAGCGCAGTTACAGCAACTCGCCGTTGGGAATTCTTCAACGAATTCAATGCGGCTCCAACAACTTCTCAACATGCAGCCACTGTAGGTGCATCTGGAGATGAAATGCACGTTGTAGTTGTTGACAGAACAGGTCTTATCACAGGTACAGCAAACACAGTTTTAGAAAAATATTCAAATGTGTCTAAAGCTAGTAACGCAAGAGCAGAAAATGGTGGTAGCAATTACTATAAAACTGTTATCAATGACCAATCTCAATGGATTCGTTGGGCTGCTCACGATTCGACTGGCACAAATTGGGGCAATGCTCTTCTTGGTGCAAATGCAACACCAACAACATACACATCAGTAAGTGTTCCTAAAAACTACAACTTTAATGGTGGTAGCGATGGAACAACTCTTTCTGATGGAGATCGTGCTAACGGATATCTTAAATATACAAACAAAGCAGAAGTTCCATCAATAATTGTTATTGCAGGACAATCAAATGCTACAGTTTTAAATAGAATCATCGGTGACGTTGCTGAAATTAGAAAAGACGTAATTGTTTGTATGTCTCCATTGAGAGCAAACGTTGTTAACAATGCTGGTTCCGAAGCATCTGCTATCAGCACATGGGCAGACTCAGTTACACGTTCTACATACGCAGTCGCAGACAGTGGTTGGAAATATCAATACGACAAATACAATGACACATATGTTTATGTACCATTGAATGCTGACGTAGCGGGCGTTATGGCACGTAATGATTTAAATTCAGCACCATGGATTTCTCCAGCAGGAAACAATGCAGGGCGAATTCAAAACTTAGTTCGTCTAGCATACAATCCAAATCAAGCAGAAAGAGACACACTTTACAAAACTTCTGTAAATCCAGTTCTTTCTCAAGTTGGTCGTGGTACAATATTGTTTGGTGACAAGACATTTGTAACAAGAAACACAGCAACGAATAGAATTAATGTTCGTAGATTGTTTATGGAACTACAAAGCACAATCGGCACAAATGCTGACAATGTTTTGTTTGACCAAAATGACGAAACAACAAGAGCAAATTTTGTTAACTTAGTTGTTCCTTATTTGAGAAGTGTCCAAGCACGCCGTGGATTAGCCAACTTCAACGTTGTTTGTGATGCATCAAACAATCCAGAAGATGTTGTAAATTCAAATGGATTTGTTTGCGACATTTATGTACAACCAATTCGCTCTGTGAACTTTGTTCAACTCAATTTTGTTTCTGTAAAAGGCACTGCAACATTTAATGAAATAACAGGCTAAATATACAAGAGACAATAAAGGAGAAACAATATGGCAGATTTTAACATATCATCGTTTAGAAGCGCAATAAAAAGCGGTTCTAGACCAAACTTATTTAGGATTCAATTGACAGCGCCAGGCGGTTTGGTTAATGCCGACATAACAGGATATACAGCCCTTGTTCGCTCGGCGGCATTGCCGTCAGCTACAATAGGAACTATTGAACTTCCGATGAATGGCGGCCGCAGATTCAAACTGGGTGGAGATAGAGTGTTTTCTGAATGGACTTCAACTATATTAAATGACGAAAATTATAAACTTCGTAGTAGTTTAGAAGCATGGCAAAATCAAATGGTGTTTACTAATTATGAAATAAATACTTCATTGGGAAATAGATCATCAGCTGGTGGTGCAAATGCAACTACAGGAACCTCTACACCAACTGGATTATATGGAACAATTCTGATATATCAATTGGACGAAACAGGCGCATCGGTGCCGAACGGAAGTTATAGATTAGTCAATTGTTGGCCGAGCGACATTTCAGCTATTGATTTGTCATATGACACAACAGATGCTGTAGAAGATTTCACAGTAACTTGGACATATGATTATTATGAAAATGGTTTTGGCATCGAAACTGCAATTCCTGCCATCGAAGCCGCAAAGTAAAGGAAAATTAAAATGGCATTCTCATCAATAGCAGATTTAAAAACCGAATTATTAGGTGGCGCAAGAGCAAACTTATTTGAAGTATCTCTTGCCTTTCCGACCACCTCCACCAACGCTGCCGGTACCATCGCATGGGAAGGCCCAGACAAGACCGGCATTGCCGCAACCAATGTTAATATTTTAGTAAAAGCCGCACAAGTTCCTGGATTCACTGTAGGAACAATTGAAGTTCCATACAAAGCAGGAAGACGTATTAAAATTCCAGGAGACAGAACATTTGCTGATTGGACAGTAACAGTTATAAATGATGAACAACATGTTGCACGTAGAGCATTTACCGCATGGATTGATATGATTTCTAAAGGAAATTATAATGACCCAACAAAATCTAGTGTAAAAAGCTATTACACAGATTTAACGGTTACTCAATTAAAAGGAAGTGGAAACGCTGTTAGAGTTTATAAATTACTTGATGCATTTCCAACAGACGTAAGTGGTGTAGATTTGTCTATGGACAGCACAGACACATTGTCAGAATTTACCGTAAACTTCCAGTATCAATATCTTAAAGCAGGTTCGCAGACTGATGTGGATACTGAAAAATCACAAGTAAAAAAATCTGTTGCGGTGACTTAATACATACTCAACATAACAATATAATGAATTTTACGCAACATAAATAATTGCGTAATAGTTGTCAAACAATGGGGGCTATTACGGCCCCCATTTTTTTTATAGAGAGAATTATATATGGCATTTAAACTTTTTGGATATAAGATCGGCAAAGATGAAGCTGAATCAGAACAAATAAAAACGTTTGTTCCTTCCGCTGACGAAGATGGTTCGGTTCCGATTTCTGGTGGTGGTATTTACGGCACTTATATGGATCTTGAAGGACAAATAAGATCAGACTCAGATTTAATTAAAAAATATCGTGAGATGGCTTTACAGCCTGAATGTGATGCCGCTATCGAAGACATTGTAAATGAATCGTTAGTCTTTGATAAAGATGACTATCCAGTTCAAATTATTTTGGATAAACTAGAACAACCAGAATCTATTAAAAATAAAATTCGTGATGAGTTCTATTATATAATGAAACTTCTAGACTTCAATAATCAAGGCTACGATATCTTCCGTAGATGGTACATTGATGGTAGACTCTACTATCACATGATGATTGACGAAAAGAATCCTAGACAAGGATTGAAAGAAGTTCGTTACATTGATCCACGCAAAATTCGCAAAGTGCGTGAAGCTAAAAAAGCACAAAAAAATCTTGCAACAGGAACTATAAATCCGACAACAAGTTTTAATGAATACTTTATCTACTCGGATAAAGGTTTTGCAAATGATGGCAATCAAGGAATTAAGATTGCATCAGATTCAATCTCCTACACGCATTCTGGACTAACAGACAAAGATGGTAAAGTTATCATCTCTCATATGCACAAAGCAATCAAGCCACTCAATCAATTGCGTATGCTTGAAGATGCGACAGTCATCTATCGCATTGCAAGGGCACCAGAACGTAGAATCTTTTACATTGATGTAGGTAATCTGCCTAAGATGAAAGCAGAACAGTACTTGCGTGAAATCATGCAGAAGTACAAAAACAAATTAGTGTATGATGCAACTACTGGTGAGATTCGTGACGATAGACGATATCAAACAATGCTTGAAGACTTTTGGTTGCCACGTAGAGAAGGTGGTAAAGGTACAGAAATTACTACACTACAGGGTGGACAAAACTTAGGTGAGATTGAAGACGTATTGTATTTTCAAAAGAAGATGTTTAAGTCATTGAATGTTCCAGTTTCACGTTTAGAATCTGACAATGGATTCTCTTTAGGTCGTGCATCAGAAATTACTAGAGATGAATTAAAGTTTGGTAAGTTTATTTCACGTTTACGTTTAAGATTCTCTCACTTATTTGATAAATTATTAGAAACACAATTGCTTCTTAAAGGTGTTTGTACTCGCAAAGAGTGGGAACAAATGAGAGAAGAAATTAGTTATGATTTTCAATCTGATGCACACTTTACAGAATTAAAGAACGTTGAAATTATGAAAGAACGTTTAGGCATTCTTGCTGATATTGATAATTACGTTGGTAAATATTTTTCTGTCGCATACGTTCGTAAGAATGTTCTTCAACAATCTGAAGATGATATCAAAGAGATTGATGAACAGATGGCAGAAGAAAAAGAAAACACGGACGAAGAACCTGTGGTAGATGATTCGCCACCAATTCCACCTCCAGCTACTCATAAACTTGAAGTTAGCGTTAAAAAAGAAGAAACTGAAGCTAAAGTATTTGATGACTCGGATCAAAAAGAATTGGCTAAGTCTATGACTACACTTTTTGAACAATTGATTGAAAATTCTAAAAGTGACAAAGAATCTGAGTAATCAGAATTCTTGAATTTTATAAATAAAGAAAAAGGAAATATAAAATGGAAAATATTCAAACAGCAATTCAACACGCTTATGATGCAAGACCAGCTGAGTTTAAGTCATCGATTTTAGATGCTATATCAGATAAAATGCAGAATCATTTAGACGTTAAACGTATGGAATTAGCCGGTTCAATTTTTAAAGAAGATGATGAAGAACAACAATCAAATGATTCAGAAACCGAGTTTCAATCAAGTTCAGAAGGAAATGTAGATGAAGACATTTAAATCTTTCATTCAGTTGGATGAAATCAACAAGCAACAATTTGACGAAGTTGAAAGTCATCAGTCTAAGACTACGATGAAGCATATTAACAATCCAAATGCCGCTGAAAAAAAAGCCGCTAAAGATATCAAGCCTGGTATTAAAGGTGTTAAAGATAGATTAGATATGCTTCGGGCAGCAAAGGCACGTGGCGCATTGAAAGAAGACGATCTTGCTGAATTGTCAACAAAAACA